TGGCCGTAGTGCCAGTGTAGCTCAAAGCCCCGCCCCCCGGGGCGGAAGCAGTGTCTGTACCAAACCGGCACATGGGGACACTAAACTGATAAGTGTCCCCCCCACCACGGGTGCGCGCGCCCTCACGCACAAACATCTGGGGCCACGCCCCAGTTGCCATGATGGAGCCCCCCCCTACAGGCAGGGAGAGGCCGGAGGTGCGTGGTCCACGGGTCCGCACCACCTGCAGCATTCGTCCTCCCTTCTTTCTTTGTTTCTGTTTGCCCTTCTTGCGTTGGGCCCAAGGACGAGAAGCTGCGCCGCCTTTTGCCTTAGAAGACGCCCCGGCGGCAAGGGCCTTGTTCATGATACGCTTGGCGGCTTTCGCCTCCAGTTTTTGTAGGATGTTCGCTGACATTGGTGTATGATTCAAAAGAACTGGAACGTGTTGGGAACATACGTCCGTGGTGTACCGCCCCTTCAAGGGGATAGGACCGCACGGATTCTCGCCGTGCCACACAACCAGCGACCCTGCCGAAATGACGGGCAGGGCACATGCGACAACGCAAACCACAAGCAAAGTCCGGACCATTGTGGAGCGGATAAGGGGGGCACCCCTACCCCGCCCAGCGGTTGGTGTGGAGTCAGAGGGTGCGACCCCTCGGACCTCCAGAACAACATGTGGCGGGGGGACGGGAAGTCCACCCACAACCGCTCCTCCAGACGCGTTGCCCATCCGCCCTCCCTGCGCACGATGACGCAAACCAGCCCGCGGCGAAGCGGCTGGGGAGGCGGGAGGTGTACGAGGAACCGGGGCATACTGGTATGGTAAACCAGGTTGCTCAGGCCACTGAGCCCCGTAATCGATCAGAAGCATGTCCCCAACACTCGGACGTTCGCCGTCGACCCCTGCCTGCATCCACTCACGCAGAGTGTGCACAGGGTCGCGTCCGTAACGTTGTTGCCAGTAGGCGCACCCGCCCACGGTCGGGACAGCCGCTGAATCAGACAGTGGCTTGTGGGCGTCAGAATCCAGCACTGAAGACTCAGGATTGACGCCAACCAAAGACGGGTGGGCAAGGAGGGACTGTAATAGAGGACCACAGACAGGACAGCCGCGTGATGCGGCCAAGTCTGACATCCACTTTGCAACAAGACGTTGCTTCTCATGCCCTTCCGGCACCTCAACTCCCCACCCGTCACGAATGCGCGCACGCGCGCATTTGGGAACGAATGCATACCCGGATGTACACTGAGCTGGGACCCACCAGCACGAGTAAAAATCCGCGAAGCATCCTCCACGCTCCTCGACTGGGTCTATCAGCATGCCGTAAGTGTGCTTGATCCACTCAACGACACGCTGCATGCAATCTTGGGGTGCGGCTGAAGACCATGCTATGCCACCGTCATCCCCCCCCACTAGACCCGCCAAGAAATACTCATTGAGATCCAACGCTTCAACCGCCGCTGACACCACCACAATGTGGAGTAGAGTGTTACCAAAAGTGGTCCACGCACTACCGGTGACCACCTTGCCAGTTGTATGGGCTCGAATTGTGGCCCTCATCCCTGTGCGCACAGTGATGCGCCGGGAAATCACCCGCTGCATCAACTGGCGCCACGGTGTGTCCCCGGGAAACAGGGTAAACAACCCCTGCAACAAACACGGTGGGACACTACCATCCCAACGTGAAAAGTCGTAGGACCGCCACTTTACTGACGGCGAATATACCCATTCCCCGAGGTAAGACAACTGGTCCCGGGAAGACCCGGGTCCCCACATCCACCGCTGAAGAACAGAGGCGGGCAATACGTCAGACATGCGGCGCAAAGGAAACCACTCCTTCATGATCGGCCGCAAC